ATATCAGATGATAAATTCATTTCTTGGATTTTTAAATGTGACGAATATACTAAAGAAATAGCATTTGATTTTAATACAGAACATGTAGAATTTTATTTTTATGATAATGAACATGAGGAATTGGGTGTAAGTCTAACATTAGAAGAAGCGTTAGCTACATACAAACAAGCGGATGAATTGTGGGGGCATAAAAAAGATATGTTATTGTAGAGGAAGGAGAATTAAAGTGAAAGAGATAACAATTTATGAATTAATAAAATTAGTTAAAGAGGGTAAAGCCCCTAGTAAAGTTATTTATAATGATGAAGTTTGGTATAAGAAAGATCAAGATTATTGTTATGAAAATTATGCAGATACATATTTATTTTTATCAGTGTGTAAAAAAAATAAATGGTTGGATATTAAAATAACAGCTTTTGATGAATCAGAAAATAAATCAAATGAAAACAAAAAAGATAAAAAAGATGGTCTTAAAGAATTAAAAAATCTTAACAGTGATTTTGGATTTGGGTATTGTGATATACATATTGAAGAATTAAGACTAGACATGCAAACTGTTAAGCATTGGATTAATGATATAGTGAAGGTGGTTAATAATGGAAATAGGTGATTATGTACGTACTAAATATGGTATAGCTAAATTTATTGATTACGAGGTTAAATCTTTGGGAATGATAGTTATTGATAGATATATTGCTTATGACCATGATATAGGTTATAGAAATATAATAACTTCAGATGAGATAATAAACTCGGATCCTGACATAAAGAAACTGATTTTAACAGGAGATTATGTAAGATATAAACAAGGAAAATATTTTTCTGATCAATATTATGTTGTTAATAGTATTTATAATAGAGATGGTGATTTTAAATATTTAACGGTCGATAATGAACCTTTAGATACAATCGATATAGTGTCTGTTGTTACTTTTAATCAAATGATGAATGAGGAGTATAAATTAGAAAGTGAGGTATAAAAATGAGTGATGAAACTGAAAAAAGATTAAATAACATTATGCAATTTGTGGAAGCAGCAATTATTGTAGGTGGGTATGGTTACGATTATAAAAGAGCTATAAGAATGTTATATAATGGTTATGATTTATATGAGGTATTGGATTGGTATAATTCTCAGATAGAAAGTGCGTTAGGTAATATTAATACCACAATCGATAAGGTATTTAAAAGTGAGGTATAAAAATGAGTGATGAATTAATACATAAAATTGAAAGAATAGACAAAATGCTATATATGTTATTAAATGATGAACAAAAAGAAGAAATAAGACAATTTGATATAGAACATTGGGATTCGAAACTAAATGAACTAGAAAAACGTAAACATATAGATCCCGATTCTTTAAAAAGAGAAATAAAAAATGCTATATATGCTAGTGTAGGAGTGACTGATAGATTATAAAAGATGAGGTGATTATATGTGGTTTGATGATGCTAACGTTCAGATCATTGGATTTTCTGTAGATAATTTTGATGGCATGTCTATTGAGGAACGGCTAGAGTATTTTGGGATTAGAAAGGATATTACGAAGATAAACGAAAGCTTAAGATATCCTAATCTTATAAAATCTTTGCAGAAAGAAAATAAAGAATTGAAAATCAAATTATTAGAAGAACAACTAAAGAATGAAAAATTAGAATTGAGGTGTTTAGACAGATAATGGAATTATGGGCGAGAAAAAGACCAATAGAAGGTAGAGGTCAACCTTACGAATTTATATTTAATTTTGAAGATGAAAGATATTCTTATACAGCTATTGATACACTAGACAAGAATATTTATCAGGAGTGTATGGTTGTTGGGAATGACAACCAGTGTGCTATGTATGTTGAATTTGACAAGCCATTAGTAAAGAAGAGAGGTATTAGAAAATGATATTTTGGTGGTTTATGTTATTTTTATTTGTAGGATTTATTATGTGGTGTTTTTTAGCAGCATCTAAAATTGATGAGGAAGAATACAAAGAAGAGTATAAAGAAGATAAAAAGGAGTGAAATTTATATATTATGAGGAAAGGAATTTTTAATTATAGAATTTTAGCCGTTTTGAGCATGATTACGCTTGCTCTGACGGTTATTTATGGAGGAACTTATATAATTTGTCATGCTTATACAAAAGACGCTGAGAAGGCCGTTAAAATGGCTCACAGAGGGCGTTTTAAAGAGGTAAAAGAGACAAAAATTGAGGAAAAAGAGCCTGAGAAACCAGTTGAGAGTGCTTCTGAAGTGCAATCTGAGCCAATTATTGAAGAAGTAGTTGATGCAGAGCCTGTTAAAGAGCTTACAAGAGACGTGTATGAGACTCGTATGACCAGTTTTTATGCTAATGATGGGTATGGAACAGGTAATTGCACAGGAAGTGGACTTTGTAGCTGGGATTTTGGTGTTAATGACAAGGGTTGGTATACTTATAATGGTAAATTAGTGATTGCTACAGCGACTAATTACTTGACTAGGAGCGGATGGTCTTTAGCAGATGGAGTGAGAACTTACAAATATTACGATGAACTTATATTGAATATTGATGGGGTTGATTATCCGGCTATTGTTTTAGATTCTTGTGGATCTGGCATGCGTAATGGCAGGATAGATTTATTTGTTAGTGGTGCTTGGGCTGTTAAAGATACTATGATACAAGTTAAAGAATATTGAAATGAGGTAAAATAATGAGCAGATACTTTTTTAAAATCATAATACCAAACTACAATTGTGTTGAATATGTGGAAAAATGTATTAAATCTGTAGAAGATCAGACATTTAAAGATTATATTCTATTAGTAATCGATGATTTAAGCACTGATGGTTCATTAGATAGAGTTAAAGACTTGTCTAAACAATATGACAATATAATCATAATTGAACCTGGAAAGAAATTGTGGAATGGCGGTACAAGAAATATAGGCATTCATTATGATATCGATAGTGAATATACTATGTTTATAGATAATGACGATTGGTTAAATAACAATAAATGTTTAGAAACAATATATAATATTATAGAACAAAATAATAAACCTGATTGTGTTAGTTTATCTTATAATTGCTTAATTAATAATAATTTGTCATATCAGCCAATGATAAGAAATACACAAAAAGAATTAGTTGATAGCTTATATGTTGCTTGTTGGACAAAATGTATTAAAAGTAATTTAGTTGTGGATTTTCCTGAAAATACTTTAATGGAGGACGTAGTGCAACATATAAAACAATGTGATGTTTTGGAGACAATAGTTAGTTGCGAGGAACCTATTATAGTATGGAATAGAAATAATATTAATTCATGTAGTAGAGTAGAGAATCAAAACAAGCAAAATAATAAATGGAAAAGTAGCATGTATAGATACGCTGCAGATTTAATGGATTTAGATTGTAATTCAGAATGTTGTGTAAACCATAGAGATTGGAGATTGGAAGTTGTTTTAAATAATATAGTGAAAGGAGAATATATACAATGAAAAACATATTTTACTTTTATATGTTAAATGAAATCGGTGGTGTTGAGACATTTTTTTATTATATTTCTAAAAAATATTACGATTTTGACATTACTATTTATTATACAATAGGTAATGATAATCAAATAAATAGATTAAAAAAATATGTAAGAGTTAAAAAATGGAATGGTGAGCGAATTAAATGTGAAAAAGCATTTTTTAATTATAAACCTACTATTATTGATTACGTAGATGCAGAAGAATATATTCAAATAATTCATTTAGATTACAAACTTCAAAATATGAAACCGGTTATTAATCCTAAAATAACAAAATTTATAGGTGTTAGTAAACAAGCATGTACATCATTTACAGAATTAAGTGGTATAGAAGCCGAGTGTATATATAATCCAATTGAAATAGACAAGCCAGAAAAAACTTTATTGATTGTTAGCGCTACAAGATTGACTAGTGAAAAAGGAAAAGAAAATATTATAAAAATAGGTAATAAATTAAATAAAGCAAAACTTCGTTATCTATGGTTTATATTTACTGATGATACTAATGAAATAAATAATCCTAATATAATTTATATGAAACCAACATTAGATATTATTGGTTATTTAAAAATAGCAGATATAGTAGCACAATTATCTACTTCTGAATCGTATGGGTTTACACCAAATGAAGCATTATTGGTTGGTACGCCTGTATTATTAATGGATTTACCTATATGGAAAGAATTAAATATACAAGATGGGGTGCATGGATGGATAATAGATGATATAGATACTTTTGACGTAAATAAATTATATAAAAAATTACCAAAAATAAAGTATAATCCACCTAAAGATACATGGAGAGATATTTTAGCACCTGGAAAAAGTAATTATATGATTGACATGAAAACAATAGTTAAGGTTAGAGGTATTATTGAACCATATTTTAAGGATATTGAATTAAATAAAAGGATCCCATTTGGATATGAGTATGATGTGAATAAAGTAAGAGCCGATGATCTAGTTACTAAAAAATTAGTTGAAATAGTAGAGTAAGAGGTAAAATAATGAACGAAACACAGATATTAATACATAAATTTAAGCTAAATAAGTATGATTTTATGGGATATCACTTAAATAAAAATCAAGCAACTTATCATCATATTATTAAAAAAGAGAATGGTGGAGAGAAAAGTATCGAAAACGGTGCTGTTTTAATGCCAATTAGCCATGAATATTTGCATTTATTGGAGTATAAAGATGAAGAAAAATACATAATGATTAATAATATATTTAAAATTATGCATATTAGAGGCTATATCTCAAAGGAGGATTACGTTTTAATAGGGTGGATTTTGAGTTATTTTGAAGAAGAACACAGACGAGAGAGACGCAGTAATGGTAAAATATTAATAAAAAATGAGTTTTTAAGGAGGAATTTTAAATGAAAAGTATTAAAAAATGTGCTGAAAATGTTAAAAATGTGTTAGGAAAAGAGGAAAATAAGAGGAAAATTAAGGCTTGTGAGGCAGGTATTTTGATAGGAATTGTCGGATATTTAGGGTATAAAGTAGGTTGTACGAGGGCTATAAATAAGATTTCGAACGAATTTTATATCATTTTAGAGGGTAAAAATGACCTAAAAAATGCTCTAAAAGACGCTGTTGATGAGACGATTTCGAGCTAATTTGCTGGCCAAATCCATTTTCAAAAGTGGCCAAATGGCCAAAAAAAGTGGCCAATTCGAAAAAATCGGAAAATTGAAAAATTGGCAAAAATGATGAAAATTGGCAAAAAATGGCAAAATGGCCAAAAAAAGTGGCCAAATGGCCAAATTTTTTTTCAAAAGTGGCCAGGCTGAAACCCTTATTTTACAAGGGTTTTGAAGGTTTTTTGGCCAAATGGCCACTTTTTTTTAAACCGGACGGAAATTTAGATAGCAAATTGCCAAATTGGTAATTTGATACTTTTATATATAATATAGCAAATTTTACAAAAAATGGCCACTTCAAATAATTATTCAAAAAAGGAGGTAGATATTATTTATAGTACTTTATCAGGTATTAGTGAAAGCGAATTATATTTATATCAAAGTCTATTAAATCGTATGTACCCAACTATAAGAGATGAAGAAGTCGAATCTGTTAAAGAAATATGCTGTGATCATTTATTAGTAAATTTTAAAAATACAGGCAATAGATTTATTTGGTGCAATCTAGATCAGGAGATTCTTAATATTCCAGATGAATGGACTGAAAAGAGTGAAGCTCAAGTTGCCTATGAATTTAGACATATGATTAAATACTGGATGCGTCGAAGAGTCATAAGTCAAAAAATGCTATCAGATATTACTGGGTATACAACAACTTCTATATCTCGGTATATAAATTGTGAGCGAACACCTGATTTATATATTTTAAAAAAATTAGCTGATGCACTAAATATAACAGTTGATAAGTTTTATTTAAATTATTAAAAAATAGGAGGATAAAAAAAATGTGTATAATATTATCAATCATTTTTACAGTAGCTGGTTTATTGTCTAGAAATTTAGAGATATGCAAAGTAGGTGGTTTATTTACAATAGCTGCCTCTATAAATTTACTTGGTGTTAAAATTTCTGGAAAATAACCTCTCGCGTAAAAAACACGCCCTTTTATAGGAGAGAAGTAGAATTTCGGTTTTATTTCTCTTTTGTTTTTTGCTTAGGAGTGATTAATTTGAAAAAAGAAAGTGAGTTTCAACATAGCTTGAAAAAAGAATTGGAAAATTTATTTCCTGGTTGCATGGTAACTAAGCTTGACTCATCTTATATTCAAGGCATACCTGATTTGTTAGTACTTTATAAAAACAAATGGGCTACTCTTGAAAATAAGAGATCTGAAAAAGCAAGTCACCAACCTAACCAAGATTACTATGTTGAAAAAATGAATAACATGTCCTTTTCAAGATTTATATATCCTGAAAATAAAAACGATGTTGTTAATGAACTTACTGATTTTTTCAACAAATAGGAAGGAGTGACATATGTGATATTCAAGAATCATAATAATCTCGAAGGAACTCATGCACCGTTCTCAGCAAGTAAATCAAGTTGGTTAAGATATTCTGATGAGAAAATAATTGAAGTTAGAGATAACATGAAAGCTAAGGAACTTGGCACTAGACTTCATGCATGGGCTGCTGAAACTATTAAACTTGGTATAAAAATGCCAAGAACTAAAAAGACTATAAATTCATATATCAATGATGCTATAGGTTTTAATATGACACCTGAAGTTGTTTTATATTATTCGCCTTATTTTTATGGAACTGCAGATACTATATATTACAGCGAAAAAACAAAAGTTCTTAGGATTCATGATTTGAAGACAGGAATTATTAAAGCACACATGGACCAATTGGTTGTATATGCTGCTTTATTTTGTTTAGAATATAAAATAGACCCAAGGAGTCTAAGCAAAATATATTTAGCTATATATCAATGTGATGAAATAGTTCCTTATGAACCAACAGGAGAAGAGATATTAGAGGTAATGAATTTAATTATACATTTTGATAATATACTAAGAGAGGATGAGAATTAAATGAGTCAAAAATTATCTGATATAATAATCAGTTATTTAGGATCTGCTAAATGGACTGAAGATGAATTTCTTGAACATGTTGGGTTAGATCATATTGAATCGAAAGTTGGTCCTGGGTCTGGTAGGTATCATTATGGAACCGGTGATACCCCAATTCAAAGACCTAGGGATTTTTTACAAAAAATAGATCAATTAAAACTTAAAGGTTGGAAAGAAACACCTGAAAATATTAAAAATACTTTTGGTTTATCTATAAATCAATACAGAGCTGAAAAAAGAATCTGCAAAGAAGATAGAGAAGCAGCTACATTTTCACGAGTAAGAAAAATAATGGAAGAACATCCAACATGGGGTGCTACTCAAATAGGTCGTGAATTAGGAAATGTTAGAGAATCTACCGTTAGAGGATATTTAAATCAAATGGCTAAAACCAAAGAAAATCAAACAAGAGATTTAGCAACCTCTTTAAAGAAACGTATAGATGAATCTAAATATGGAATGATTGACGTTGGTAAAGGTGTCGAAAAAGAAATAAATGTTTCTAGAGAGAAATTAGATGCTGCTTTATATTTACTGGAGAAAGAAGGATACGGAACCTATAGCAATCGTATTCCACAACCAACCAATAAAAATAATCAAACAATTCAAAAAGTCTTATGTAAACCAGAAATTAAACCAGCTAAAGGTAAAAATACACCTTCAGAATTATATAATTACGATCAAATTGAAACACTTACAAAATATATTTCTAGAGATAATGGAAAAACATTGGAAAAGAAATTTAATTATCCAGAGTCACTAGATTCTAAAAGATTAAAAATAAGGTATGCTGAAGATAAAGATTCTGATGGAATTAAAGGAATCGATAAAGATGGTGTTATTGAATTACGAAGAGGTGTAAAAGATTTAAGTCTTAACGGTGATCATTATTCTCAGGTTCGTATATTAGTTGATGGAACTCATTATCTTAAAGGAATGGCAGTTTATGGAGATGATAAAGATTTTCCTCCTGGTGTAGATGTTATTTTTAACACTAACAAACCAAGAGGAACACCAATGAAAGATCCTGATAAAAATATAAAACAGGTACTAAAAAATATAAAAAATGATCCAGAGAATCCATTCGGATCAACAATAAAAGATGCTGATCAAGGAGGACAATATTGGTATACCGATAGTAAAGGTAATAAAAAGTTGGGACTTATAAATAAAAAGTCAGCAGAAGGTGATTGGTCAGAATGGTCAGATGCACTTCCTTCACAATTTCTTTCTAAACAAAATATAGGATTAATAAAAAGACAATTGGGTTTAGCTAAACAAAATAAAAAAGATGAATTTGATGAGATAGATAGTTTGACTAATCCTGTTGTTAAAAAATACTATCTTCAAAAGTTTGCAGATGGTTGTGACAAAGCAGCTGTAGATTTGAAAGCTGCTGCATTACCTGGTCAAAAATACCATGTTATAATTCCTAATAACACATTAAAGGAAGACGAGATATATGCTCCTGGTTACGAAAACGGATCTAAATTAGCATTAGTAAGATATCCTCATTCAGGAACATTCGAAATACCTGTATGTACTGTTAATAATAAAAACAAATTAGGTCAGAAATTAATAGGTAAATTTGATACTATTGATGCAGTCTGCATAAATAAAAAAATAGCTGACCAATTATCAGGAGCCGATTTTGATGGTGATACTGTAATGTGTATACCAACAGATAATCCTAAAAATGGAATAAAAATTTCCAGAAGAGATTATTTACAGGATTTAAAAAACTTTGATCCTGGTATGTATGAAGGTACACCAGTATTTGATTCAAAAGGGAAACAAAAAACTGACAAAAAAGGTAATAAAATATACGAATATAATGGCCGAGAATTCTCTGCTATGACAAATAGGACCAAACAATTAGAAATGGGAATCGTATCTAACCTTATATCTGACATGACATTACAAGGTGCTAAAGATAAAGATTTAGCAATGGCTGTTAAACATGCTATGGTTGTTATAGATGCCGAGAAACATAAGTATGATTATAGATCTAGTGAAATAGATAATGAAATAACTAGATTGAAAGCTAAGTACCAAATAAAAAGAGACGCTGATGGTAACCCTATAGGATTTGGTGGATCAGGTACAATTGTTTCAAGAGCAAAAGGAGTAGTTAAAGTTCCAAAAAGACAGGGACAACCTAGAGTAAATATAAAAGGAAAACCTTATTATGATCCTTCTAAACCAGAAGGTGCTTTAATATATACACTAGCTGATCCAAGTAAATTATATTATGCTGTTGGTTCTATTGATAAGAATACCGGTATAAGAACTATGACCACAGTAGATGGTAAAAAGATATCCTATGATACCCGTGATGCATCTGCTAGAGATAAATACTCCCCGGTACTACACGTGGCAGATGACGGTACAGTAACCTATACCAATAAAAAAGGTAATATAGTTTATAGGACAGCTACAAGAACAACTGATAGCACGAGAATGGCTGAAGCTACAGATGCTAGAACCCTTATAGGAGATCCCCATAACCCTAAGGAGATAGCCTATGCCGACTATGCTAATAGCCTTAAGGCTCTAGCAAACAATGCCAGACTAGAGATATATAACACCAAGGACCTACAGTATAACCCCAGTGCAGCTAAAAAATATGCAGCCCAGGTTAGCTCATTAAATGTTAAGCTAAACAACGCCCAGAAGAACGCATGGAGGGAGCGTGAGGCCCTACGTAAGGCTAATGTTGAGCTAGGTAAACGGGTGGCTGATGATCCATCACTTTCAAATGAGGACTTAAAGAAGTATGGTCAACGATCACTATCCAAAAATAGGGAAGAAATAGGGTCTGTTTCTAGAAGAAAAAGAAATATAGAAATAGATGACCAAGAATGGGAAGCTATTCAAGCTGGTGCTATAAGTAACAATAAACTAAAACAAATACTTGACAATTCTGATCCTGACTCTTTAAGACAAAGAGCAATGCCTAAACAAACCAATTCATTAACTAATGCACAAGTAAGCAGAGCTAAGCGAATGGCTGATTCAGGTAACTTTACAATAGAACAAATAGCAACAAAGCTTGGTGTTTCAAAGTCAACACTTTATAAGTATTTGAAAGGAGCTGAATGACAATGAATGATGAAGAAGATTCAAGAGATGTTGCATTAACAACAATCGATAATCCTTTTGATCCTTTTGATGAGTTTGATGATTGGTATCAATTCGATGTCGACAACAATTATTTGTCTTGTTCTAAGATTGCAAGAGTTGCTAACATTGAAGATTACATGTCAAACACTCAAAAAGACATTGAAACAGAAAAAGCAATCGATCGAATCATTGAAATTGATCCTTTTGATATCTATATAAAGGTAGTAAGGGATAAAAAAGACACCGGGGGAGGGGTCTAAAAACACACCCCCACCCCTTTAT